TTCAGGATGCCCTGATTGACAGAGGGATGGAAGCGCAGGCCGCCCTTGTAGGGGCCGATGGCGCTGTTGAACTGCACGCGGTAGCCGCGGTTCACCTGCACCTTACCGGCATCGTCCACCCAAGGCACACGGAAGGTGATGATGCGCTCCGGCTCCACCAGGCGCTCGATCAGACCGGCCTTCTCGTACTCGGGGTGCTTTTCCACAACGGGCTGGATGCTCTCCAGCACCTCGCGCACAGCCTGCAAAAACTCGGGCTCGTTGGCGTTGCGCTTTTCCAGACCCTCGTAAACACGCTTCAGGTATTCATTCGTCAGCATAATAGAATACTCCTTTTCCCAATTACTCTATAAATTTGAAAAAGCGGAAATGCCCCTGCCCGCCGCACAGCGGGGGTATCCTTGCAGATGCCGGGCGCTTCCGGTTCTCCATGCTTGCACGGCACGCCCGCACAAGCGGGCAATGCTTACTTTATTATTATAAAGCTTTGCGGTGGGTTTTACAATAGCAAAAAGCAGAATTTGTTTAAAAAAACAGATAAAAAGTCACAGCTGCTTCACAAAACGAAAATTAAAAGCCGGAATGTGCCGCGAACCTTGTTTTTTAAAGTGCGCTGCCACTCCAAAGCCGCGCGGAAAAGAATGTCTTTTACGCGTCAGCGGGCGTATCTAAGCAAAAAGCCCTGTGTCACAACGGGCACAGGGTGGGGTGCAGTTACTTCTTCAGCAGCTTTTCGCAGGCGTCTGCGGCACCTTCCAAAAATTCGCCGCCGTAGGTCTCGATCATACCGGCGTCGGAAAGTTCGGCCAACTTGGGGTCGATGGGGCACTTGGCCAGCACAGGCAGATGATGCTTTGCGGCAACCTCGTCCACATGGCTGTTGCCAAACACATTGATGTGCTTGCCGCAGTCCGGGCAGACGATGTAGCTCATGTTCTCCACGATGCCCAGCATGGGCACCTTCATCATCTCGGCCATGTTCACGGCCTTTGCCACGATCATGCTTACCAGCTCCTGCGGGCTTGCCACCACAACGATGCCGTCCACCGGCAGGCTCTGGAACACGGTCAGGGGCACATCACCGGTGCCCGGGGGCATATCCACGAACAGGAAATCCACGTCCTTCCAGACCACATCGGTCCAGAACTGCTTGACCGCACCGGCAATGACCGGGCCGCGCCACACAACGGGGTCTTCCTCGTTCTCCACCAGCAGATTGATGCTCATTACATCAATGCCCATGCGGCTCTGGATGGGCCAGCAGCCCTTGTCGTCCGCCATGGCACGGCCATGAATGCCGAACAGCTTGGGGATGGACGGGCCGGTGATATCGGCATCCAAAATGCCACAATGGTAGCCACGGCGGGCCATGGCACAGGCCAGCAGAGCGCTGGTCATGCTCTTGCCCACGCCGCCCTTGCCGGAAACAACGCCGATGACCTTTTTCACACTGCTGTTAGGGTTGGGGGCATCGTGCTGCGGAGCGGCATCGCGGGAAGAACAGGCTGCACTGCAATTAGAGCAGTCATGGGTACATTCTTCGCTCATTCTCTTTGTCGCGCACGGCAGGGGCAGGACCCGGGCGGTGCGCTTCCTCCTTGCTCAAAATACAGGCGGGGGCTTACGCCCTGCCTGACCACTGTTAACTATACCATAAAAAGTGCGCAGAAACAACCCATAGCGCCGCTCATGTTTTGCAAAGCCGCTGCATAGGCTGAACCGTGAACGCCCGTTCCGGGGCAGGGGGAGGTGCAGGGTGCGGCAGAGTTATTTTAAAAACGCGGCGCTGCTTACCGGCTCGGACGTGGTGCTGCGGCTGGCAGGCATGGGGCTGCGCATCTGGCTGGCCAACGCCTTGGGCGGGGTGGGTATGGGGCTGTATCAGCTGGTGCTGGCAGTGTACGGGCTGTTCGTCACGTTGGCCACGGCGGGCATCTCGGTGGCCGCTGCCCGGCTGCTGACCGAGGAGCTCAGCCGGGATAAAGCCGCTGCGCGCGGGATGCTGGTGCGGCTGGTGCTGGCAGGGCTTACGCTGGGCGGGCTTGCCATGGTCGCTCAGCTTGCCACCGCAGGCCTTGCGGCAAAATGGTGGCTGGGGGATGTCCGTGCCGCTGCCGCGCTGCGCACCTCGGCGCTGGGACTGCCATGGATGGCTGTCTCGGCAGTGCTGCGCGGCTTTTTTCTGGCGCGGCGGCGGGTGGAACCCAACGTGCTCAGCCAGCTGGCAGAGCAGACAGTGCGTATTGCCGCGGTGGTGTGGGCGCTTTCCCGCACGCAGGGCTGGCCGGACGGCAGCCGCTGTGCACTGGTGCTGGCTGCTACCGCCCTGAGCGAGGCCGTATCCACCGCCCTGATGACACTGTTTTACCGGCGGGAGGCGGCACGCTGCTTCGGCAGCACAGCGCCGCGCCCGCCAAGGGAGGCGTCCCGGCGGCTGTGGGACATCCTGTGGCCGGTAGAGGGCGGCAGGGTGCTTTCCAGCGCGCTGCACACCGCCGAGAATATGCTGGTGCCCGCCTGCCTTGCGGTGTATCTGGGGGCTTCCGGCGGGCGCACCGCCGCGCTGGAGCAGTACGGCACCTTAAAGGGCATGGCGCTGCCGCTGCTCAATTTCCCCTTTGGGCTGCTGGGCAGTCTGGCTGTTTTGCTGATGCCGGAGATCACGCAGGCGCATATCGAGGGGCAGACCGCCCGGCTGAACGCCCTGCTGGACCGGATGCTGCGGCTTACGGGATACTTCTCCATGCTGGCGGGCACGCTGTTCTGGGTGTGGGGCAGGCCGCTGGCGCAGCTGCTCTACCATAGCCCGGAGGCCGGGTTCTATCTGGAGACCCTTGCCCCGGCCATGCCGCTGATGTATCTGGAAAGCATGGTGGACGGCGCCATGAAGGGCATCGGGGAGCAGAAGGCCGCTTTCCGGTACAGCGTGTGGGACGCGGTGCTGCGCATTGGCGGGGTGGCGCTGCTGCTGCCCCGGTACGGGATGCGGGGCTTTCTGACGGTGATCTTACTTTCCAGCTTTTACACCTGCGCAGCCAACACCGGGCGGTTGCTGCTTTCCAGCGGCACAGGGCACGCCTTCCGGCGGTGGCTGGGTGCGCCGCTGCTGGCGGCGGTTGCCGCCGGTGCGGCAGGGCGGGGTGTGCGCCGGGCGCTGACGGGCTTTCCGGCACAGGGGCTGTGGGAACAGCTGGCAGTGCTGACGGCGGGCGGTACGGCAACGGCCATCGTGTTTTTGCTGGCGGCGCTGCCGCTGGGGCTTTGGGAGGAGCTGCGGGCGGTGCTGCGGCAGGCAAAGACCGGGAAAAACAGGGGAAAGTGATAAAAAGCCATTTGTCAAGAGTAAATGCACAAAAAAGCAAAAATAATTTTCAGGAGGCCAGAATGAGGGCGATTTCTTCCCGGAAAAGCTGCTCGGAGCACAGATAACCGAACATTTTGCGGGGGTAGTTGTTCAGCCAGTCCTCGATCCGCTTGGTCTCCTCGTAGGAGATCGTGCTCAGGTCGGTGCCCTTCGGCAGGTGCCGACGTATGAGGCCGTTCTGGTTCTCATTGGATCCGCGCTCGCTCGGCCGGTACGGGTGGCAGTAGTAGACCTCGGTGCGAGGGCCTCGGCCGGTGATGCTGCGCTCGATCCCGGCGGCGTCGGCAAACTCGCAGCCATTGTCGCAGGTGATCGACTGGAAGATCAGCGGGAACACTTTGGAGCCGACTTTCTTCTCGAGGGTGTCGAGGGCAGCGACGACGCTGGCGCTCGTCTTATCCGGCGAAGGGATGATGATCTCGCGGCGGGTCTTGCGCTCGGTCATCACGATGTAGGTGTTGCTGACGCCTTGGCAGCTCTCGACGCTGTCCATCTCCCAGTGACCGAAGGTGCTGCGGTCGTTGATGTGCTCAGGGCGATCCTCGATACTCCGGCCGGCGGGCTTGCGGGGCATGGATCCGGCCGGGCGCTCCGGCTGGTGGCGCTTGCCGTGCTGCGGCAGCATGGAGACGGTCAGCTCGTCGCCGAAGATCTCGCCGCGGATGTAGTTGTAGGCGGTGCTCGCGCAGATGTGGGTCTTGAAGGGCCAGCCCTTGACCTCGGCCTCACCGATCGCGGCCTCCGGGCTGTACTTCTCGTCGCGGATCTTGGCGATCAGGTAGTCGGCCAGCTCGTAGTCGTTGCCGATCTTCAGCTCCGGCCCCTTGGCGCGGAGGTTGGCCTCATAGCGGGCCTGTGCGCCTTCGGGGTTGTATCTGGTCTCGGTGGTGTAGTCGCTGTTGAGGTGCTCATAGGTGCACCGCTTCAGCTCCCGGTAGATGGTCGTATGATGGACGCCGAGCTCTTTGGCGATGTCTGTCGGCTTCATTCCTGCGCGGATGAAGGCGTCGAGCTGGATGCGCTTGGTCGGCGTCAGATGGCTCCAGTGCTGTCCCATTGTGTTCCCCTCCGTGATAAAAGAAAAGGGGCGGCCCGCCGGCCGCCCTTCTGTGTGTCAGTGTTCCTCGTACTTTTTCAGGAGCTCGAGCGTCTCCTCGTCTGTGATGATGTCAGCCAGCCTGCACTCCAGCGCGTTGCAGATCTTCAGCAGCGTCGGCAGCTTCGCGCCGTTGATGTCCCGGGCGCCGCGCTCGTACTGCTGGAGCACCTGCACCTTGATCCCGGCCAGATCGGCGAGCTGAGACTGAGACAGGCCGGCAGCCTTGCGGAGCTTTTGCAGCCCCTCGCTTTTGTAGGTCACTTTGATCGAGATGTCCATGTTGTTCCTCCCGCTTGACTTTGCCGTGGTTTCGTGGTTATAATGAAAAGGAACGGCGGGCGGGATTTTTCCCGCCGTCCTTCGACCTTACTGCTTGGGCTTTTGGTTCGGCTTTATTGTGATCGTAATGGTGGCAACCTGTTCACACTTTAGAGCCTGTTCCAGCAGCTCGAGCAGTTTTTTCATCTGCTCAGCATCCACGGCTTTGCCTCCTTTCCGCGGTTTTGCTCTCCTTTCTTTCTGTACTCGGCTATCCCTTGCCTGTGATTATATTATAGAGCATTTGCTCTATAATGTCAAGCATAATTCGGCAGATTTTCAACATTTTCCCGCGTTTTTCCACAAAAAAAGCCGCACGGCGTCGCTGCCGTGCGGTTTTCTCATTCTTTCCCGAGCAGGTGGTTGATGGTGGTGCCGAGAGCGGTCGCCAGATAGTCCAGCTCGTAGTCAGCGACGACTCGGCTGCCGTTCTCGATCCTGCTGATGGCCTTCTGCGTGACGTCCAGCCCGATGATCTGGAGCTTGTAGGCGAGCTGTTCCTGTGACAGGTTTGCCCGCAGCCGCTCCTCCCTGACTTCCTCCCCGGAGATGTTGCACCTGCCGTCTGGTTTGTATATTTTCGCAGCCCTCGCCTCCCTTTATGCTAAAGATGACTATGCAATATTGACTTTACCAGTTTTGGCATGGTAATATTATGCCAAAGATGACTAAACGCTAAAAAGCGCACATAGGAGGGAAAAGCATGGGTACAAGGTTTAGACGCAGCTTTAAGGTGGCCCCGGGTGTCCGGGTAAACCTGAACAAAAAGAGCGCGAGCATCAGCTTCGGCCCGAAGGGTCTGAAGCACACGGTCAGCACGACGGGGAAAAGCCACACGACCGTCGGGATCCCCGGGACGGGTCTGTCATATACGACGAGCTCCGGCGGGAAGTCTGGCGCGCAGCAGGGCGCGGTCAGCATCCCCACAGCGCAGCGGCCGACGTCGCCGAAAAGCAAGACGGTGGCGCTGCTGCTGTGCATCTTCCTCGGCTTCTTCGGCGTCCATCGGTTCTATGTCGGGAAAACCGGCACAGGCGTCATCTGGCTGCTGACGGCCGGGGCCTGCGGGATCGGCTGGCTGGTCGATATTTTCACCATCCTGCTCGGCGGTTTCTATGACTCCGAGGGTCGTGTGCTGCGGTTCCAGCCCACAGAGGCCGAGCTCGCCGCTGCCTGTGAAGCGCCGGATCCTGACGTCGAGGAGTAAAGCCCCACATAACAGAAAAGCCCGCCCGGGATCTCCGGGCGGGTTTCTGCTTTTCTATGCGGTTTTAGAGTTTCGTGACGTAGTCCAGAGAGATCCAGCCCGCGCCGCTCTTGAGCTTGCCCCACTTGGTCGCGCCGGGGCCTGCGGCTTCGGCGACGATGGTGTAGATGCCCTTGCCCTTGATCTGGCCGGCGACGCCGTAGTTGGTGCCGGGGCCCTTGCGGATGTTCAGCACGTCGGCCGTCGTCCGCACGCGGTAGCTCGTTGCCGTGCCGGTGCTGCCGGTCGAGATGTCCGCAGCGTTTACCCAGCCGTAAACGGTGGAGCCGCCGCTGATTGCCTTCAGGTGGTACGGGTGCGCCTTGCCGGCCGCGACGGCCGTGATGGTGGCCTTGCCGGGCTTGCAGGTCTTGGCGTCCTTAGCCGCCGCGCTGGTGTAGTGCTGTGTGCCCTTGAAGTTGACCACGTCGCCGACCTTCAGGCCGGTCTCGGTGTTGCCGGAGGTCTGGCCGCCGGTGCTGCCGCCTGCGTCCGCGATGCCGAGGCGCTTGTTGACCTCGGCCGCGATCTGGCCGTGGCGGTTGTAGAGGTAGTCGCCCGGGCAGCTCTTATTCGCATAGTCCCTGTGCACGGTCATGTTGCAGCCGTTCAGGTGGTTCACGCGGTCGTTTTTGCTGGTCGACCAGACGAGGCGCTTGATGCCGTTGCGCTTGCAGATGTCGGTCACGAGATCCAGCAGCGCGGCGTATGCCTTCGCGGAGACGGGCCAGTCAGGCGCGCCGCCGTTGTTGGCGACTTCGATGGTGACGGCCCGCTGGTCGTTGGCGTTGGACGAGGTGCACCACGAGCGGTTTGCCTCGTCGACGTACAGGGCGATCCGGCCGTCGGTGCCGATGCCGTAGTTGCTGGACGCCTGCCGCGCAGAGCTGGCGAACAGGTTGCCGCAGGTCTCGACGGAGCAGTTGCCGGCCATACAGTGGATCGTGATGGTGTCGATCTTCTTGGTGCGCTTGCCCGAGTGGTTCGGGCTGAGCTTGGTGTAGACCACCAGAGGGCTGTTACTCATTGTCGTCGTCTCCTTTCCCGCCGGTCAGCTCGTCGAGAGTCTCGTCTGTGATGGTCTCGCCGGGCTTCAGCTTGATGTCGTCGGTGTTCTGGTTTTTCATGGGTTTGCCTCCTTTGCAAAAAGAAAAAGGGCGGGCCGGAGCCCGCCCTCTCCGTTATTCGATGGTCAGGCCCTCAGTGTTGAGCTGCTTGACGATTGCCTCGATCGCGTTGACGACGCTTTCCTCGTCGACCTTGAAGCCCTTCTGCTTCAGGAAGTCGAGGACGTACTGCTTCTTCTCCTCGCCGCGGCCCTGTCCGACGTAGAGCTGCTCAGCGGCAGCGACGCCGATCTTTACCCACGCGGTCAGCTCCTTGCGCTGTGCCTCGGTGGTCTGCTTCTTCAGCCACGGGATCAGGAAAACGCTGACGCCGGCGCCGATCAGGGCGAGGGCTGCGTTGACGATAGGGGTGATGTCGATGGTGTTCATCCTTTTGCCTCCTCATTGTTGAGAGTATTCCCGGACGGATCCGGGAGCGGGTTGCCGTCGGCGTCGAGCCCGTGGCGGTTTCGGCTGATTTTCTCGCCGAGGCTCTTGCCGGCGTATGTGATTAGATAGCCGACGCAGGCGGTGAAGATGGTGCCGGTCAGCTCACCGACCGGGTCGCGCCCGAAGGCAGAGAGCAGCAGAGAGCTGGCTGCGCTGAGCGTTGCCACGCTGGCCGCCCAGTATGCGAGCTTTTTGCTCGCCTCGATTTTCTTTTTACGCTTGCGTCGGCGTTTCTTTGCGGCCATGCTGCTCACCTCCT